AGTGATCAATGGAGTGTCACACAGTTGAGCGGGCGCAGTCTCCCTCTGACTTACCTGACAGCCTATGTACCCTTTAAGCCGAATAAATAGGGATATCGTTTGTTTTTTTTTTCAAGCAGAAGACGGCATACGAGATGTAGCCGTGACTGGAGTTCAAGACTGAGTTAGCTTCACAACCTGCTTCAGCACCTTTAGATGTAAATAAATTCAGTTCAGACAGAAAACCTGTATCTAGAACAGAATACAACAAAATGACAAGAAGGGAGAAATTCTTACACGATTTAAATAAATAATATAATAACTTAAAAACAAAAAAAAATGGCGTTTACTACAACATCAAACTTTGCAGGAAAAGCAGCAGGATTTTACATCTCAGCAGCTTTAAAGCAAGCAAATTCGTTAGACTACTTAACACTTATTGAAAACATTAAGTTTAAGTCTAACATTCAAAGAATGGCAGGTTCATCAGTAGTTGCAGATGCTACTTGCGACTTTACTGACGCAGGTACTTTAGCACTTACTGAAAAAGTATTAGAACCTAAAAACTTACAAATCAACTTAGACCTTTGCAAGTCTACATTATTAGACTCTTGGGAAGCTTTACAAATGAGAGCAGGAGCAGGAGCACCACCACCTGCATCTTTTGATGACTATGTTATCTCTTATATGGGAGAAATCATTGCACAAGCAACTGAAGAAAGTATTTGGGAAGGAACTGCTGTAGCAGGGAAATTTAACGGTTTCTTAGGGGCAGGTACAGGTCTTTTATTAAATGGTGTTGATGGTACTGTTATTCAGTCTTCAGCTTCAGCAGCTTACACAGCAGCTAACATTATTGCTAACTTACAAACTTTAACTGCTGACATGGCAGCTAATGTTTCAGCTATCTTAAGAAAAGAAGACTTACATATTTACATGAGTCCTAAGACTTACGCTTTATATGTATCAGCAGTATCTACTTTAGGTTATGTTAATGCTTACAATATGAACGGAGACTATGCACCTGTATTTGAAGGGTACAAAATCGCTGTTTGTAATGGAATGGCAGACAATCAAGTAGTAGCAGCAGAGAAGTCTAACTTATTCTTTGGAACTGACTTACTTTCAGACGCTACTAGAATTACTTTGATGGATATGGCTGCTTTAGATGGTTCTGACAATATGAGATTAGTTGCTCGTTACTCAGCAGGTGTTCAGACAGGAGTTGGAGCTGATATCGTAAGACAATCATAATAAAATAAATAATACGGAAGGAGGGGGTAAAACCCTTCCTCCCTTAACCTAAAAAAAAACAAATATCATGGCTTGTACAGCATTAACGAAAGGTAGGGGACTCGACTGTAATAGAATTTCAGGAGGGATAAAGAATATTTATTTCGGAGTTTACGACCAATTTACAGCACCAATAACAACTACAGGTATAGTTGAAGCTTCAGGAGAAATTACTGATATTGAAATGGCTTCTAATGTACTATACAGATACACTACTCCTTTAGGGGTTGCTAGTATTTCTGAAAGTATAACAGGAAGTAGAGAAAACGGAACAATTTTCTATACTCCAACAGTAAATGTAGTTCTTAACAGATTAACAAAAGAAGACCAAAATCAAATTAAATTACTAGGTCAAACTAAAGTAGTTATTTTTGCAGAATTAAATGCAACTTTAGCTAACGGACATAATGTAATTGTAGGGTTAGGAATAACTAACGGAATGGAACTTAATGCAGGAACTATGGAAAGTGGTGCTGCATTCGGAGACAGAAACGGATACACTCTTACATTTGATGGCTTAGAGAATAAACCTTTTGCAATGGTAGCAGATTACACTACTGTTCCTTTTGACAATTCAGCGTTTAACTTTGGCTCAGGAAACCCTGTAACATCTTAATTAGTTTTCTTATATATTCTTGATTGAGGGGTGCTAACGCACTCCTTTTTCTTTTTAAAGCAAATAAATTCAAAGTTTTTCTATTATATAACAGACAAACTAACTATGATACAAGCAATAACAGAAACAGCAATTATTATTTATGTACAAACTGAGGACAATCGTATCAATACTTCTGTTGCTTCTACTCAGATAAGACACTTAGTTAAATTTACAAACGACTTAGATAAGTCTGTTTATTATGCTTATGGGTTTACTGAAATTATTAAAGATAGATATACAAAAATTAACATCAACTACAATGTGTCACCTGATATGTATGTAGGACAAGCAAAGCTTTTTCCTGCAGGATATTATAAGTATGAAATTTACGAGGTTAGTTGGGTTGGAACAGTAACGGTTTCTTCAGGTAATGCACCTGCAACTGAAGATGATGTTTTAAGTCCTGCTGCTGACAATAAAGGAATAGTACAGGGGTTAGTAACTAAAGGTAAAATGAACTTATCAGAAAGAGACGGAACACAGCAAGTTCAATACACACAAAGAGAAGCACCGACAGAAACAAACTATATATATTACGGACAATAAAATAAAATAAAATGGCAATAGAAAACGTACAACAATTATTAACTGAGCAGCTAGGAAAAAATAGATGTGATGTAGTAACAACAACAGCAATGACAGGAAAAAATTATTATGCAGTACACTTTCCTTTAACTTCAGTAGTTACAGCTATAACAGCTTCAAACGTAACAGCTGCAACAGGTTCAGCAGTAGCTTCTTTAATTACAACTTACCCTGCAGGAACTACTTTATTTTTAAATGTAAATTCTATAACAATGACTAGCGGTTTAGCTCTTTGTTATTATGATGATGTAATATAATGTTAGCACTAAAACTAGGTAATTCAATAGTAAGTAATTTTAACACTTCTAGCAATCAATATGCTATAAGTCTTAATGGAACTGATGAATACGTTTCAGCAGATAACGTTACTAGTGATATGAGTATAAGTGAAGGAACTTACTCAGTTTGGATAAAAGTTGGTGCTCATTCAGCTAATGGTTTTATTATGCAGTCTAGGAATGATGCTGATAATCAAATTCAAATGTTATTCCATAACCCCACAAACCAAGTTAGATTTATATACAAAGGAGGAGGTACGGCTACAGTTATTGCAATTACTGATAATATAGAAAGTGACGGTAATTGGCACCATATAGCAGCCACTTGGAAAAAGTCTACAAATAAACTAGAAATATTTTTAGATGGAGTATCTAAAGCTACAAGTACATCAACTTTAGGAACATTCTCAGGTTCTTTATCTTTATTTGATATAGGGCAAAACACACAAAATGCAGGTTATTTAAACGGTGACGTAAGCAATGCTGCAATATTTACTAGAGAAGTACCTGTTGCCGAATTATATCAGTCAGGACAACCACCTGTAAATTTAACAGGTTCAGCAGGATTAGTTGGGTTTTGGAAGTTTAATGAAGGTTCGGGAGCTACAGCATTTGACAGTTCAGGTAAAGATAATAGTGCTACTTTGTTTAATTCACCAACTTGGACAATAGACACACCTTAAAAAATAAATATGAAATATTTAGTTATATTAGCAGAAGAAATAAATACAATTGATTTTAGTCAAGTGCTAGAAACATCAGCAGAAACATTGCGTTATTCGTTAGATAAAAGTCAATTTCTTTTAAAGTTTGAAGGTGAAACTCCTAGATTTTTAGAAGGTAAAAAAACTTATAGTTATGAAGCTATTAAAGAAATATTAAATAGTCCTAATTGGGCTGAACAAGAATAAATATGAAAGATAAAATTTTAAGCATCAATTTAGAAACTTCAACTGCACCAATAGTACAGGAAGTAAGAGGGCGTGACTATATAGAGTACGGAACGGAAGATTGGAAAAACCTTTACCCACAGTTCTTAATTGACTTATATTACAATTCTAGTACACATGCGGCAATTGTTAATCAGACTGCTGAGATGATTGCAGGAACAGACTTAATAGCTCAAGAAGAAGACGCAATAAATTTAGAAGCTTATGTTAAACTTAAGAAGTTTCTAAGACACGCTAATTCTAATGAAAGTTTACACCAAGTAATAAAGAAAGTTGCTTTTGATTTTAAGCTTCAGGGAGCTTACGCAATACACGTTGTATGGAATAGAGATAGAACAGAAATAGCAGAGGTTTATCACGTACCTGTAGAACGTGTAAGAGCAGGAAGACCAAATGAGCTAGGAAAGGTTGATACTTTCTTTATTAGTGCTGATTGGGGAAACACTAGAACGAATAAACCTTACCCTATTGCTGCTTTTAATGTGAACGATAGAACTTCAGGAAGTCAGTTAATTTATTCAGGTTCTTATAGTCCTAATATGGACATCTATCATACACCTGATTATATAGCAGGTTGCAATTGGGCTTTAGTAGACCAAAGAGTTGCAGAGTTTCATTTAAACAATATTGAAAATGGATTTAGTGGGAGCTATTTTATTTCTTTTGCTAATGGTATTCCTACGCAAGAAGAAAGAAGACAAATAGAACAAAGTCTTACTGATAAATTCGTTGGGGCTGCAAATAGCGGTAAATTTATTTTAACATTCTCAGACGATAAGACTAGAACACCTGAAATAACACCTATAAGCGTTTCTGATGCAGACAAGCAATACCTAGCTTTACAAGAGCTTTTAGTTTCAAATATTTGTGCGGCTCACAGAATTACATCTAAAACTTTAATGGGTATTGATACAAATAACGGTTTTTCTAGCAATGCAGACGAACTTATTAATGCAGCTAATTTCTATCAAAATACAGTTGTTAGAGGTTTTCAATTAAATATCTTAAACACGTTACAAACTATATTCTCAGTTAATAATATAGACTTGCCTGTTGAGTTTGTACAATTAAAACCTATTACTGTACAGTTTGACTCTAAGACTATAAGGGAAGTAATGACGATTGACGAAATACGTTCAGACTTAGGACTTGAACCTTTAGAACAAGATGAAGATACAGTTGAGCAAGACGTAAAGCTATCTAAGGCAGGAACGGTAGACGGACAGCCTGTTTTTACTACAATAGAAGAAGCTGAAGCACACGCTAAGACAATAGGTTGTGAAGGGTATCACGAACACGACTTAGAAGGACAGACAGTCTATATGGCTTGTGAAGAACATACTGAAGCAACAGAACTAGAGTCTTTTATTGAAGAATTTGGAGAAGATATTCCTGAAGATTGGGAATTAATAGAAGAAGAAATTGTTGACGGAGAACACCAAGACTTTGACTATGAAGCTGAACTAAATAGTTATAACAAAACAGAATTAGCATCTACAGGAACAGCAAGACCTAACGCTAGAAGTAAGCAAGACGGTACTAATAAATCAGATAATGATTTTTATAAAGTTAGATATGTTTACACTAAAGATAATTTCCTAAGTCAAGAAGGAAGTACAAGGGATTTTTGTAATATTATGATGTCAGCTAAAAAAGTTTACAGAAAAGAAGATATTATACAAATGGGTTCTAGGGCTGTAAATGCAGGATGGGGTCCTCGTGGTGCTGCTACATATTCTATATGGTTATACAAAGGCGGAGGAAATTGCCATCACTTTTGGCTAAGACAAATCTATAAAACATCTTTAAGGGGTGCAAAGAGTAATATCAAGCCAAGTGAAGCAATATCTTATACTAAAGCTTTGTCTGAAGGATTTACAGCCGAAAGAAACGACAAGCTAGTAGCAAGACCACCAAAGAGAATGAAGAATAACGGATTTTTAGAACCAAGATAATTATGGCATACGTATTATTTATATCAGAAGCAAAGCTGAAAGACAGCACAGCAATCAACTTAAATGTAGACCCTGAAATATTGTTACCTTATGTGTTACAAGCTCAGCGTATCTATATAGAAACAAAATTAGGTACTACACTTTACGAAAAATTAGAAAGTTTAATTACAGCAGGTACAATAGGTAATGTAGGAAATGAAGCTTACAAAACTTTAGTAGATGAGTATATTGGCGACTGTTTGCCTTCATGGGCGTTTCACATGTGCATACCTTATTTACGCTTTAAAACGGAAAACGGTAACATCTATTCAAAGACTTCAGAGACAGGTAATGCTTTAAGCACAGAAGAAGCTCAACACCTTAGAGAAGAAGTAAGAAACAATGCTGAATACTTTACTGAAAGAATGATTAAGTATATTACTAATAATATAACTCTTTTTCCTGAATACAATACTAACTCAGGAGCTGATATTTCACCTGACCAAAACGCTTACTATAATGGTATGAACCTAGAACGACCAATGAGACAGGGAACTAAACTTACTTTAAGAAACTTTTTAAACGCTTCTGATTACTCATAATGAAAAGACACTATAAACCGAAAACTAAAAATGTTACTAAGCTAAAGACTTACTTAGATAAAAAAACAAAACAAAATGACAGAAGTAAAAGATACTCTACAAGTAGGGTTAGCTAATAGTTCAGCAATAGCTTTCAGCATAACAGACTGTAACGAAATACTAACGCTAGTGTCTCTAGTTCTAGCAATAAGTTTTACTATATATAAATTCATTCAATTTGAAAAATCTAAATAAATGGCTCGTAAATTTATTACAAGTGGTTTTAAAAGCGTTAAAAAGAAACGAAAGGGTGTACACTCAAAAAACGCAAGTAAAGGACAGAACGGCTATAAAAAAGCCTACAGAGGTCAAGGGCGTTAATCTTCTTTTAATAAGGGATACATTTACAAAAGAATCTACTATTGGTAAACTGTTTATTAATGGTGAAAGTTTCTGTGATACCTTAGAAAATCCTTATATCAATAACGAAAGAAATATAAGCTGTATTCCTGAAGGTTCTTACAAAGTAAGATTAAGACTTCCAAGAGAGTCAGCAACTAGGGATTACTTACATTTATTAGTTCAGGATGTGCCTAACAGGGATTGGATTTTATTTCATATAGGTAACACAGCTAAAGATACAAGCGGATGTATTCTAGTAGGTAGCGGTCGTCAACAGGACGTTGTTGAAAACTCTAGGTTAGCTATGGACTTACTAATCAAAGAAATACTTAATTTAGGCGGAGAAAATATTAATTTAATAATCAAAAATAAATAGTTATGAAAAAGTTTTTAGAAAAGTACTTAATCGGACAAATGATTAAGAGTAAAAAGTTTTGGTATGCAGTAAGTTCTGTAGTTGTACCTGCTTTAGTTTCTTACTTAGGAGTAGATGAAGCTACTGCAAAAGATTTATACTATGCAATCTTAACACTAATTGTAGGTCAGGGAATTGCAGACGTTGCTAAAAAGTAACAGATACAGATTAAAGCCACACGAAATTGTGGCACTAGAAAAGATGCGAGAAGCCGAGACTAGAAATGTTCTAGTTATCGGTGACTTGCACGAACCATTCTGTTTAGACGGTTACCTAGACTTCTGCATAGAACAATACTATACTTATAACTGCACAGAGGTTGTATTTATAGGTGATGTAATAGACAATCATTACTCAAGCTATCACGAAGCTTCAGCTGATGGAATGGGTGGCTTAGATGAGCTTGAATTGGCTATCAAGAAAATAGGTAGATGGCGTGATGCTTTTCCTATGGCTACTGTTATAATTGGAAACCACGATAGAATTATAATGCGTAAAGCTCAAACCTCTAGTATTCCTTCTAAATGGATTAAATCTTTTAAAGAAGTCTTAGAAACTCCTAATTGGAACTTTGTAGAACGATACGAACTAGACGGAGTACAATATATTCATGGAGAAGGCGGAACGGCTAGGACTAAGTGTAGAGCTGATATGATGAACACTGTTCAAGGACATTTACATACTCAATGCTATACAGAACACTATGTCGGTAAGAAGTTCAGAGTATATGGAACTCAGGTCGGTTGTGGAATTAATCACAAATCTTACGCTATGGCTTACGCTAAATATGGAAAAAGACCTGCTGTTGGCTGTGCAGTTGTTCTTAATAACGGTCAAACTCCTATCAATTTATTGATGCCTTTGTAATGGAAGAAAGTAAATCAATCAACATATTTTTAATGTATATGCTTATAATTTTAGTTATTTTATTGCTAAATTTATAACCCCCTTTAGCTTTTTTAGGCACTTTCACATCTTTTTAATGGTAATATACTAGACAGCACTTAAAGTTGCTTATCTAGTAAAAACACTCTTAACACTTAATTTGTTAATAACTTTGATAATAATTATGTTAGTATCTATTTTTTTTATATCTTTGCTGTGTTAAAATAGTAATAATTAAATAATTAAGAAATGAACTACAAAATCGTAAACAATAACACAGGAGCTACTTACTTCCTAAATGAAAAAGAAAAGACTAACTTTTTTATTAAAAACAAAGAACAAAATTATAATGAGATAAATCTAACTAAAGAGAGAGCTAAAAGAAGGAATAAGATGTTAGATGTAGTTGCTCAATTAGCAATAGTAGGAGCTTCAATATTAGCTACTTTACTTTACATTCAAAACTATTAAGATGACTATACAAGACGCAAACTATTTAGAATTTTCTACATACGTAAATTACAGCGAACCGAAAATATCTTTTATTACAGGTAAGCTAATAGATGATAAAAAAGTAATAGCTGAACATTGGTTGTTAAAACCTGATTTTATTCCTGCTAAGGTAACAAGCTCAGGTGGTAATGACTTAACCTATAACAGCCGTTCAGTAGTTGTTGTAGGAACTACAGATCGGAAGAGCGTCGTGTAGGGAAAGAGTGTAGATCTCGGTGTTCACAGTATCATGGACACGAAGAAAGAACTAACAACTACGGACCTGAGCGAAAAACAACGAAAACTTAACGGATACTAACAGAATAAATCATTTGACGAATGCTCAAGATAAGTCAAACGATAAGATACATATT